ACTATCTTGGCAAGCTCCTCCATTGAAAATGGATGGGACTTTGTTTTTATCTCCGGAAGCAGCAAGATGCCGCCCCGCACATACAATCTTCGTAATCGCAAGGTGCCCGTCGTGTGGGTGGACGACGACACACTCAAGACCAAGGCAGAGGAGGACGACTCCGACGACTCCGATTATGAGGAGAGTGAAGAGGAAGAGGAGGACGACGAAGAGGAGGAGGACGAAGACGAGAGCGAGGACGAGGAGGAGTCTGAAGAGGAAGAGGAAACCACCCTCAAGTTGCCCAAGGGTGCCAAGGTGTCTGTCAAGCTCCACATTCATCAGTTCGCCGGTGGTAAGGGTCCCCGTATCGATGTGGAGGAGGAGAGCGAGGACGAGTCTGAAGAGGAGGAAGAGGACTTCATCGCCCACCTCATGGACAAGTATGTAGGTCGCTCCAAGGGCATGGTTCCGAGTCGCAAGAGCCGAAAGGAGAAGGATCCCGAGTCGCCCGCATTGGCTCTGAATGACGAGGAGGAGGAGTACTTTGAGGATCTGTCCAAGTCCAAGCGCCGTAAGCTGAATGAGCAGATGAAGGGTCTTGCTAAGCTGGTGTCGGATGGCGATGTCCCCTACAAGTTCCGTGTACTTGCCCTCCCGATTCCCGATGCCCTCAAGGCGTCTGTCATCCGCAAGATTGATGTGCTGAACGAGATGGACTCGGATGGCGGCGAGGTGCACAAGCTCAAGACGTGGGTCGACGGCTTCCTGCGGATCCCGTTCGGCAATATCGTGCCGCTGCCGGTCAAGTTCGCCGAGGATCGGACAGGATGCTCCAAGTTCCTGGCAGACACGCAGGTCACAATGGACAAGGCAGTCTACGGCATGGATGCTGCCAAGGCACAGATCATGCAGATTGTCGCCCAGTGGATTGCCAATCCCTCCTCGGTCGGCAATGTGATCGCCCTCAAGGGTCCGATGGGTGTGGGCAAGACGTCCTTTGCTCGGCATGGCGTGGCAGAGGTGCTCAAGCGGCCGTTTGAGTTCTTCTCGCTGGGCGGCGCATCCGACTCGGCGAACTTTGTGGGTCATTCCTACACCTACGAGGGTGCCACCTGGGGTCGCATCGCCGATGCTGTCATGTCGGCTCGGTGCATGAACCCGGTGATCTACTTTGACGAGCTGGACAAGGTCTCTACGACGGCACACGGCGAAGAGATCATCTCCATGCTGATCCACTTGACGGACAGGTCGCAGAACTCGCACTTCCACGACCGCTACTTTGCGGGAGTTGACTTTGATCTGAGTCAGTGTCTGTTTGTGTTCTCGTTCAACGACGAGACCAAGATCCACCCGATTCTGAAGGACCGTATGCAGGTCATCACCTGCTCGGGATACACGTGCGACGATAAGAAGTCCATCGTGAAGCAGTATGTGTGGCCCCAGGTGCTGGAGCGCATCAACATGAAGGACGATCTGACCATCACGGACGAGGCGATCAAGTTCATGATCTCGGAGTACTCGCACGAGGAGGAGGGTGTCCGTGTCCTGATCCGGGCTGTGGAGACGCTCGTGACTCGTATCAATCTCCTGCGCATTGCAGACGAGAAGACGGCCAAGACCTACCCGTTCTACAAGGCAGTCAAGCTCCCGATGAACATCACGCCCGATGATGTCAGGGGAATCCTGGTGGAGCAGAAGCAGATCAATGAGTCGTGGCGTCAGCTCTATGCATAAAGACGCCCACGTTCACTGGACTAGAATCCATGTAAACGCAGACACGGGAATGGCAAACTCGGATACATCCGTCTCATTGATCCCTGCATAGCAGAAGAGTGTCAAGTCCGCATAGCGCATGGACAAGCAGTATTCAATACCAACTGACGCAAAGACAAACGGCAGCGTCATGCGCACCGGCACCAGATCGTCTGACAACTCCACAAGTGCATGATAGTACTTGCGAGTCTCCTCGCAGTCGACAAAGTGAATCAGCGTCCACCAGGTGTCCCGCACTCGGATCGGGGGCGCAGACCCACGGAACAGAGAGAACATGGGCGGGGTCTTGATCGTCTTCACAATCTCCCCAGACGTATTCACGAGCGTAAAGGGGTGCCAGTCGTAGATCATGGTGTCCGTCCGTGCAATCGGAAGCCAATTCTTTTCACATGTGCGCTTCGTGGGAGACGGAAGAACCTTGCACTCCGAATACGTTCCAGAGGGCGAATAGCGTCCGTGCAGAATACGAACAGCATCCTGCTCGTAGTTGTGAACCGTCGCCGTGAAGGCAAAATTCCCGTCCTTGTTCGCAACCACCCGAACGTCCTCCAGTCCACGAATGTGATGGGGGATCGTAGGCAGCGCCACCGTCTCTTCGTCCATTGTCGACACGATCTGCCGAGTCCACAGATTGACACACGCATTCTCGCAGAGCGAGACACCTCCTGGGGTTGTGAAGGCGCCATTGACAACCGTATAGTTCACGTAGCGAACATTGGCAAGTGGATAGACCAGAAGGGACACGGCAGACGGCTTGAAGTCGCCGCCAAAGGGATTCGGAAGACGAAGGGGAGTCCTCGTGGATCGTATCGGGGCAACGTAGAACTTCAGGTTGGACACGACACTCTGCTGAAAGTAGGGCTGCTTCATCAGGAAGCGCACCGATGACTTCAGTCCATCTGACCGATCCGACTTGACGTAATAGTCCAGGACCGATTGCTCGTAGTCAAACAGCCCATTGTAGACGTCGGTCTCAATGAACAAGCTATCGCCGGGCAGCGGGATTGCCTTCCCCAACATGAGGTAGTGATACGCCTTGTAGTGGTCTCCACGTTCACGGAGATACTTCACGAGAACATACAGTGCCTCTGCGCGGTTGGGGTAGTAGTCGTAGCCTCGCTGAACCCATTCTTCGAACAAGTATGGCTGCTTCAGAGCCTCGTACGACTTGGCGATCATATAGTGCGAATACCACACCTCCTCATACCACCCACCTGCTGCGATACGTCGCTTGTAGTACTCAATTGCCTTCTCCAGGTTGCCCATCGAGTGATGTGTCTGTGCAATGTAAAAGAGATAGCGTGGATTGTTCGGGGTTGCTTGTAGACCTGCCTCCAGAAGCGCAAGATCGCGAGGAAACTTGTCCGTCTTGCATCCGCCGTCGTTTCGGTCGTCAATGTAGCATACAGACTTGGGGATCCCTATACACGCTCCATTCCAATACTCGTGTGTGACGCCCATACAGACCCAATCGTGATCCATACGGATCAAGCGTGTATTGGGATACTCCATCCCCCCCGCCGTCTGTATCACCGTGTACCCAAGCTCACCAAGTGTCTGCTCCTTGAGTGCGCCGGGAACAAAGAGCATGTCGGCGTCCAACAGCAGACCATACGAGTCCTTGAGATCCCACCCCATTGCCTTACAGTAGCCCCGTGCATTCTGAAAGCTGAGAGTACGATTATGGCCAAAATTCTCCCACGTATTCACCTCGAGGCAACCGTCGTGGGTTGTCAAGAACTCCAGTGCAATGTCAGTTGTCATGTCCGTGGAGCCCGTGTCCGTAATCACGTAGGCATCCACGAGGCCCTCCACGGCGCTGAGGCATCGGCGCAGGATCTTTTCTTCATTCTTGACCATCAGGATCAGGACGAAGCGTGGCATCTGCGTCCGTATTGACGTTCCTCTAGTCGCTGCGTCTAAGTAAATGACCACGGACTTTGTCAAGCAGTCGCTCCGTGAGAACCTGAGTCGTGTATTGATTCCTCATGTTGCCGATGGTCTCTGGTCGATCTACGACAATGCCAAGACGGCTTGTCTTCGCAACAAGCAGCCGGGTGAGACCCTGAAGACGTTCCAGAACCTGTTGACCCGTGTCCCGCAGTGGACGGACACTATCCTGTCCGCTGAGGTGTCCCGTATCGAGAAGGCGTCCAAGTGCGAGTACATGGACGATCTTCTGCTGGGTGTGTTTGTCAGCTACATCCGTGCGTTTGCATCCCTCCAGCAGTCCGAGGAGACGCACGTGAATATCGAGTTTGATCGGCCGTCTCTGTCCGTCTTCGTGTTCACGCTTTACAAGGCAGCTGCCCGCAAGTGCTGGTCCAACGCCTACCTGTTCAAGACGATTGACGTGTCAAGCGAGCAGCAGTCGCGCAATCGCCGCGACATTGAGACAATGATCAGTGGAACTCTGGACGAGGTCATTGACAGCTTCATTCCATGGAAGGATATCAGCAAGGCCTATTTCCAGACAAAGGCGCCCGCCGCCCCAACCCGGGCTGTGGCAGAGATCCCCACTGCCCCGGAGGTGATTCCGCCTCCGAAACCTGCACTGAGCTTTGGCGAGTCGGAGACGGTGGAGTTTGAGACAGACAATGAGGATGAGGATGAGGAGCGCCCCCGCCTCACGATGGGCGAGGACGTCAAGCTCGAGCTCTCGGACGACGAAGAGGAACCTGCCGCCAAGCCCGCTGGAGTTGTGAAGCTGGACCTCTAGGGTGCGGCGCCGCGTCGCGAAGCTCCTATGGTGCGTCTAACTACCTCTAAACCAATCCACCTTGAAAATCAAATGTCGGACTATCAGACGCTCGGCATGGTTGTGGGTGCTGTCATGATTGTTGCTGCATTGCTGTATGTGCTGGATCGCCGTGCTAAGACGCAGCCGGTCGATTACACGGATCTGGGCAAGATCACGGTTGGATCGGGAGTACTTGCGTCCGGCGTCCTGTATTCGCTCGGCACCGAGACTGTCGCTGACGTTGCGGAGACTGTCACGACCGCTGCTCAGGACATGTTCGTGGGTAAGCCGGAGTTTTAATCCGTACTAAGGATAGAATGGATACACTGCAAGATTCAGTGGATACATCTGTAACTCTGAAGCTATTTAGAACAAAGAAGTCCTCCATGTATTACCATATCTTTCATAGCAAATACGTGAGGTTCCCGTTGTCGAAGCTAAAGACCCTAGATAACTTTGATACAAGTCGTCTTTCGAGCAATCCATACCCCAAAGAAAACCGTCCTAGAGGGCAAGCAGATTTGGATTCAGTTGCACATCATAGGCAAACGATACGGCAACAAGGGGATACAGAGCCCATATGGATCGTATTGAAAAAGGAGACCTATACGTTGCTGGATGGTGCTCATCGCATTGTTGCAGCCTATTTAGAACGCAAACGAACGATTCCGGCATATGTAGTTCATGCAGATGAACAGCACTAGCCGGAGTTTAGACTCGCTTCCAGACGTAGTGTGTGCCATACCATAGGTTCGTAAGTCCGTGATCCTTGAGGTTCTTTGCAATTCGTCCATAATCACACTTGTCCTCGCAGTCCGTTTCGTACAGGACGGTATTCAGCTGGTCATATAGCCACGGATTCTCACCGAGAAACTGACCAAGAAACCCTTCGCAATCAGCAACGAGAGTCGTGAACTTCAGCCCATACATCTCTTGAACCTCTTCAAGTGTATAGGAACGAACCGTCGTCGGACCCGTAGTTGGCACGGATGTTGTGCCGTATCCCTGGTAGTGATCAAGTCCATCTAGCTTCACTGGAACGCGAGAGATAGCACCCTTCAAGATATGAAACTGACAGCCGTTCAGGGTTCTGTTCTTCTCAAGGCAGTCCCAGATGCGACTGTCGGGATCCACTGCCACGTGATTCAGCGGATTGACCAACTTCCGGTTGATGACAACAGACACGCTGCCATACCTTGCCCCGAGCTCGAGGACGACATCATTTGGCTCTACGAACAAGTTTGCATGTACCTGTTCACGTGCCTCGCATCGCTCCGTGTCCACTCGCTCACCTCGTTCATTGTAGATCTCCATGTAATCACATAGTGAACACCATCTAAGCCCATGCAATCTCAAGATGCCGTGTGAACCACCGTCCCCAGACCTTACATCCTGGGAACTCCTTCTTCAGCCTCTCCTTCACAATGGGAATAGACATGGACTCTGGAACCTCCACGCTATGCGACTTGTCTCCAAACCTGGCACCCCGCTGTGCATTCAGGACGACATCCTCTACAAATGCATCCAATGAGCACAGTCCACGGAGTTCGATTGCGCTCGGCATTGTTTTCATATGTCTACGTAATCGTAAATGGGCTGCCCGTATGCAAACGCTCTTGGCGAACCTGGGAAAGGCATCCATGCAGCGAGAATCTTTGGATTCGCGTGGAATGACACCTGGATGACGGTTGTTGCCGCGTTGCTCACGTCCTTTCTCTTCAATATCGTGTGGTGGAAGTCGCTGATTGCGTGGTTCGTGACGGGTGAGGTGCTGCACTATCTCTTTGGTGTGAACTCAACGTTCATCAAGCTACTAGGCCTCGATAACCAGTGCGTCGCCTAGCTGAGCCGCTGATGGGGTTGCACGATACTGGGTCATGCGCCCAATCTCCTTCTTCGGCACCGCCGAATCCCCGCAGTACCGCACAATCGCCTTGTACAGATCAAATCCGTGGTAGCGATCGTGGTTGTCCATCTTCTTGCGGAACATCACAGACGACCCATCCGTCTGCTTCATCCACTGCAGGAAGAGGTGGAAAAGCTGATGACTATAGTCGTGCTTCGGTCCCTTGGGAAACATATCCCAGAAGACCGACGTAGCAAACCGAACCAGATCAAACGACGACGACGCTGCAATGTGCGGGTGCTTATTGCAATAGAAGGGATCCACGTTGTACTGTCCACCGGCCTCTTCGTCCTTGTGAAACTGGCTGCTCATGAATGTCTTCGGATCCTTCAGTCCCGTCAGGCGCAGACTCACGATCGCCCGATCAAAGTCAATGATTTTGATAAGGTAGCCGAACGTCGGCACCTTATAGGCAATCCCTGCATGGAGGTAGAAGCAGTGTGTCTGGTTGGTCTTGACATACATGACGTTATTGCCGTGGAGGTCGTTGTGCGTGAATCCGAATGTCCGCTGGGCATACGCGAGAGCAAAGACCATCTGCGCGACCCACGCCACGTGCTTTTCTTCTTCGGGATGTTCCTTGACCAGGTCGTAAAAGGTTCCCTCACAGACCTCCATGATGGTCGTGACCACCGGTACGTCCGTAAAGGTCGCCCATGCAAATGGTTCCGGTTCTTCCTCTTCACCCTCCTCATCGTCCGTGTCATCCGAACATGCACACGACTCAATCTCAAACACATCATCGTCGTCCGACTCGTCGTCCTCCATCTCCGGAGATCCCGACGAGCCACCCATATCATACGCCTCTGCCTCCAGCTGCTCCGGAGCATCCACGTGCTCTGCCTCCACCTCCACCACCTCTCCAAGCTCCACCTCCTCTGCCATGTCCACCGCCACACGGGCACGACGAGTATGGCTGAACTCGGCATCATGACCAGCCGTCCGCAGCTTCAGCTCAAAGGTCTTACCAATGCGATCTGCAAACCATCCCTTCTCCGTCAGCTCCTCATAGTCATCCGAGATGTCAATCGTATGCGTACCGGCAATGCCCGCATAGACTCCATACACCTTGGGGAAGTGCTCACATCCAGACTCTGACAGGGCAATGGACGTCATGGCGCCCACATAGGCAGCCGTGTGAGGGCTCTGCATCTTCTCATGCATGTCAGCTGCCACATCGGTGCGCTTGGGGACACCAAAGGACCCATAGTCTCCACGCATCGTCTTGAACGGCGACAGAATCATGGTCGTCTTGCGGTGGATGGGAACAGTCTGTCCCAGGACCTTTGCATGGGTTGCATCCACAACTGCCTCTACAGGACACTCCAGCTTGACTCCATAGTCATGCAGTCCCGCCACATTCTCTGTCTTGAAGAGCTTCTCCAAACACGGAAAGAAGGGCTGCATGGACTTCATGGACCACTGGGTGCCATCCAGCTTCGGCACACGATGGATCTTCATCTGCACCGAAGTCGTTCTCAGATCCTTTCCCATTATGAAGAGCCTCGGTGATGAATGATGAAAAATAAACGACGAGGAGAACAAGATGAACTTTCAGCTCAGGAAGTTCAACATGGACATGATCAAGGACAGATGTGGAATGGACTCCCGCAAGAGTCCCATGATCGTCATCATTGGCAAGAAGGACACAGGTAAGTCGTTCTTGGCGCGTGATCTGTTGTATAACGTCCAGGAGTGCTTCCCTGCGGGGATGGTCATCTCGCCCACAGAGGTCGTTAACGAGTACTTTCAAGCGTTCGTTCCCTCCAAGCTCATTCACGACAAGTATGAGGCGTCCAAGGTACAGGCATTCATCAAGCGGCAGTTTGCAGCCAAGCAGAGGTTCCTCAAGTCCAAGGCGTCTGGCACTCCGTTTGATCCTCGTGCCTTTCTGATTCTGGACGACTGCCTCTACGCCGCCAAGGAGTGGATCAACGAAGAGTCCACTCGCTTCGTCTTCATGAACGGACGCCACCTTGATATGATGACCATCATCACCATGCAGTACCCGCTGGGTATCACGCCCAACCTGCGTACCAACGTGGACTTTGTCTTCATTCTCCGTGAGAATATCCTAGGTAATCGTCGTAGGATTTACGAGAATTACGCAGGTATGTTTCCTACATTTGAG